TCTCCCAACTACCACTAGCATAATTTTGTAGATTTAGACTGCCACCAGCACCTGCTACTAATCTCCAATTATCAGCATTGTCATCAGCTTCATCTGCAGATAACATTAGAACAGCACCTTCGCCTTCTCCACCTTTAATTGTTAATTCCGCTGAGTCACCAGCTTTACTTATAGTAGCACCAGCAGCTGTTGTTTGTATACGTACAGCATTATCATAATAGAGATCTACTGAGCCATCTTTTGTAGCAGTAAGCATAGTCTCACTTTCTCCATCATCTTTAACAGAGAAAGCATCATTTCTAATACAAAAACCACCTGTTGAGTTTCTTATATAACCAACACTTCCTGTATGCCATATAGCCTGATCTCCATCAGTACCAAAGTTTGCTGCTACACTATCGTTAAAAGTAACAGCACTAGCTCCACCTACAGTAGCTGCTGCATCCTCAAAAGCTGGAGGAGATCCAGCTCCTGTTGATGTTAATACTTGTCCATCATTACCCGGTCCTACTGTTGTAGGATTACCAGATGCATCATATGTAATTATATGACCATCTGTTCCTGCTTTCATTTCTGCTGGACTAATAGCATCATTTGCTACTTTAGCTTCTGTTACAGCATCATCTGCTAGACCACTTGTTTTTACTTGTGTTAATGCCATTAATCGGCTGCCTCCGTTGTGTTACCTTTAGCTTCCCATGCTTTCCAGTTTTCATAATCTGTATTACCTACAGCATCAATCATAAAGACAATAGTACGATCTGTAATGGCATTACCATCGTCATCTTCTTTAATCTGGACAGCTATGTTTTTACCATCTTCAGCTATATATTTATATTTTGCCATGATTAAAGCTCCATTGACATATGTATGTAACTTGCAGAAGTAGTAGTTCTGAACATACCTGGATGTAAATCTGAACCACTAACATCTGAACCTTGAGTTAGTTCAGTAGCCTCATAATCTGCATATCTTTGAGTAATTGTATCAAAATTATCACTACCATCTGATCTTCTAATTACAAAAGCATTAGTAGCATTCGCAGCAGTTAATGTTGGAGTTACTCTAGGTCTAACTGGATGTCTTACTATAGTAGTAACTCTACTTCCATTTTCATATACCATAAGACTAATTGGCCTTTCTCCATCATCTCTACCTTGAGCCAATACATAGAAATAACGTTGGCATTTTAAAAGCTCATCACCATACGATCTATGTTGAAACTCATTGGCTGTACTTCCAATTTCAAATTGAAATCCAGTTACTGCGAATGTTGAATCATTAGTTGTCCACCAACCAGTTGCACTGGCATTGGTTCTTGCACTACTTGAATAAGAACTCCAAGCATTATCAGTAACTGAAGCAGTAAAGTCAGTACCTATAAAAGGAGCAAGTACTATTAAAAATCCAGCTCCAGTATCATTATCTATTTGAAGATTACTATTACCCGGAATTGTTTTAGTTATTTTAGTCCAAGTGTTTGCACTTAATGACCCTGTACTAAACGGATACTTATAATTAGTACCATCAAGAGTTAGTAAATATCCTTGGAAATCTTGAGCAACACTTGATTTAACCCAAAAAGATAGAGTTGCATAACTTGATGCAGAAGTATAGTCCCAACCAGATTGAGCTATATCTTGTCCTTCAAATCTATATTCCAGAAAATACTTATCCCCTGCACCTGCACCGCTTGATTGGTTTCCATTAGTTATTTGCCAAGCATTTCTAAACCCTTTAGCCCAAGGTCCAGTATCACTAGAACTTAAGGATATTTGTGCTCGTGTAGGTTGTTCATCTTGTCCTGTAATACTATCTTTCCATCTATCTACAGTTGTATATCCAGTAGAAGTAGATGACGTACCACGTTGAGCAATTTGAAAGGCCCCGTTAATCATAATATTATGAACTCCTCCACCAGCAGCAGCAGCCCATGATATATCAGTACCATCAGCTGTTAAAACTTGATTAGCTGAACCTACTGCTAATACAGCAGGATTACCAGAAGCATCACCATATATAATCTTACCTCTAGCAATTCCAGCTAATTCATCTAGACCAACAGCATTATTTGCTATCTTAGCTTGAGTAACTTGATCATCAGCTATGTGAGCTGTATCTATACTTCCATCAACATAGTGTTCTGAGTTTATAGAATCATCAGCTATATTATCTCCATCTACTGCGTCAGCTGCTAAGTGAACATGATCTATACTTCCATCAACATATTGATCACTGTCTACTGAATTCGCAGACATATGAGCTAGATCTATACTTCCGTCAACATACTGATCACTGTCTACTGAGTTAGCTGCCATTTTAGCAACTGTAACATTAGAATCAGCAAGTTTTGCTGTTGTTACAGCTCCACTAGCAATCTTAGCTGCACTTACTGTACCATCTCCAGGTGTAGGAATACTAACAGCAGAACCACATTGTATAATAAAAGAAGTAGAACCACTTGGAGGTGCAGTACAGAATCTAATAGTATCAGCATCTGTTAAGTAAAATCCTTCCTCACTAGCACTATAAGAACCAGTATTAGGTTTTTGAATAACACCATTTAAACTTACAATAAGTTGGTTGATATTAGTTACACTAGCTGCACTACCACTAGTACTAGTTTCCTTAAGGTCAAAACTTGTATCACTTCCATCATATGTAGCTGCTGTAGTTGTACCAGCATCAACAGCAACAAGGAATTTAAAGTCACCAGTTGAAGTTACTTCACCCCATGCAGATCCATCATAGACCTTCATCTTATTAGCATTACTATCAAATACTAAATCACCTTCATCATTATTAGATCCGGGTTCACCAGCATTTACTCTATATCTAGCATTGAAGTCATTGATGTCATCAGATAACTGTTTAACATCAGTTTCAGCTGCTAATATTTTATGATAATTATATGTATTACTAGATCCAGTAGATGAAACCATTAGACCTACGCCTGATGCTAAAGTTTCACCGTGTAAACTAGATGGGAAATTATTAATTGTTACGTTATCAGACCCATTACCAGCTGTTCTAGC